TTTGACAAAATCAGGAGCCTTATCGAACGGCAGGCCCATGCCGATGCTGTTTACGAACAGCACTCCGTTTCGGTTTTCTACCACGGTGTCCGGCTCTTCATCGTCCACCTCGTCCACAAAGCCATTTTCTTTAGCCTGTGCGGCAGTCCACCAGTTTGTTTCATCCATCCATGTTCCGCACTCGTCCTCGCTTTTGCCGGTCTTCTTGGCGTACAGTGCAACGATGTTTTCTCGGATGGTGTCCAGCGCTTTCAGGCAATCGCGCATATCCTCTGCTGTCAGATAGTCGCAGACGCCCATGCTTGCAGGATGGATCATGTAGCAGCTATCCGCTGCCGCAATCACCTTGTCTGCATGGCAGGCAATGATCGTGGCCGCGCTGGCGCACAGGCCGTCGATGTGAGCCGTCACCGTCGCGTTCGACCGTTCCAGCTGGTTTCCGATAGCCTGCGCAGCGAACACATCACCGCCGCCGCTGTTGATGTACACCGTAATTTCCTGCACATCGCCTAGGGCGGCAAGATCGTCTGCAAACTGCTTCGGCGTAATTTCATCGCCCCACCAGCTGCTTTCGGAAATATTGCCGTAAAGCAGAAGTTCCGCTTTCTGGCCGTCGGCCAGATTGCGGAACTTCCAGAAACAGTTATTCGTTTTTGGGGTCTGCGGGGTTCCCGCCTGATTCACGATTCGGTTCATTCCCTTTCTGGACGTTTCCCTCATTCGCAATGTCGTCCACCTCCTTTTGCATCCTCGCTTCAATGACGCGCTGACGGATGTTTGCTGCATAGCTGCCGCCATTCATCGTTGCGGTTTCCTGATCTGCTGTTGAGAAGCCCGCTTTGACACGCGCTACAGCAGCGTTCACTTCCTGTACCGGGTTCAGGTTGGTTCGCGCCGGTCCGTTCCAAGTGCAGGACGTATACGCTTTTCGGATTGCCGGATCATCAAAGAAGCCCGGCGCTTTTACTCGTCCGGTTGCCACAGCTTCCGTCAGCCATTCTTCATAGATAGGCTGGCAGAAGTCGTCCACAAACCAGCTTCTTTGCATATCGCATGTACGCCAAAATTCATTCAGCGCACCACGCGCCGCGCTGTAGCTTGTGGTGAACTGCTTCATCAGCACTTCGCTGGGGATTTCCAGCGCCGCCGCGATCTGTTTGATGATGGCAGCAGAGAATGCGTCAAAGCCCGTGTTCGGGTGTTTCGGGTCTGCAAACTCCACCTTCTCGCCCTGGTTCAGGTCGATGATTGCGCCAGACCCCAGCTCAATTGTGCCCCTGTCTTCCGCGTCGATCTGCTGGTTCGACGGGATCACCTCACCTAGTGGGCGGCCAATGGACGGGTTTTCTTTTGTGATGAATACCGTAAACATCGCCGAAATGACCGCGGCTGTGATCTCAGCATCCGTGTACCGTCCAAGCTGTTTCAGAGCTTCCAGCACCGGTGCCAGCAGCGGCACGCCGCGCCGCTGCCCAGAACGTTCCCGGTTCATAATGTGCAGGATGTTTCTGCGCCCGGTGGTTTCGCCGTAGGCTTCCACGCGCTGCCATTTCATCGGCTCCGGCAATGCATACAAACTTGCCAGCGGGTGCTGGTTGCAAATCCAGTAGGCAACAACCATGCCGTTGCTGTCCGTTTCCACACCCTGCACAATGCTTTGCACAGACACATTGTCCACCACGCACGGTGCTAACCGGTCGTCCTGATCCGGGCTGCACACCCGGTCAGCTTCGATCAGCTGCACGCGCAGGTCATACGGCTGCCCAACGCTATGCCGCATCGGCAGTACAGCAAAGGCGTCACCATTCATCATGTAGGCCAAGAATGCCAGCTGTTGCAATTTGTAGAAGTTATCCACGCGGTCAGCATCACACAACGGGCTGTCCGCCCACAGCGAAAACTCACGGACAATCTGCGTTTGCAGGTCATTTGCCTGCTCCGGCGTCATGTTCAGGAAGTCCGCGTCGATCTGCGGTGATGGTGTCAAGCCGCTTGCAACAACATTCGTGCGCATTGTTTTCAGCGCGCCGGTTGCGATCGGCACACCCATGTAAGCGTCGCGGCTTCTTTCGCGCAGCGTTTTGAGGTTATCTTCGATATCCTCTTTCGCACTGCCGCCAGCAAACAACCAGCCGCGCATAGATTTTTTTGTCGTACTTGCGCCGTAGTTCCCGTAGCCGGAATTGAT